GTCACGAAAAACCCTGAAAAGGTCGTGAAAGCGTTTTGGAAAGCTGAGATAAAGATTAAAGCGATTAAGATCAATTAAGAAAGGAGGGGAAACATGGCAAAAGCGAAGAACATAAATCAGCTTGAACAGCTTGCAAAAGAATACGGAACTGCTGACAATCCGATTGTCCAGGAACTGATTGATAAATACTATGAGCAAAAGAAGCTGATTGATAAGATGCAGAAACAGATTGAAACTGATGGTCTGATCTGCATGAAGGAGTATGTGAAGAGCCGTGAGAACATGGTTGCCAATCCTCTCCTGGGACTTATCAACAAATACCATGAGACTTCAAACAAGACTCTTGATGCATTGACGAATGCAATTATTAAATTCGGATCAGCACCACAGAAAAAGAATCGGCTCCGTGAGATGATGACTGAGGACGATGGATAATTACATTTTAGCGTATTACCAAGGCCTGAAAGACGGTTCACAGGTTGCCGGTCATTGGATCCACGCATGGTATCAGATGATCGTTGAGAAGCTGGAGAACGGTGAATACATTTTCGATGTTAAAAAGGCCGGTAAAGCAATCCGGTTCATCGAGAATTTCTGTAGGCATCATGAAGGCAGACTCGCTCCACAGCTTATCAAGTTGGAGTTGTGGCAGAAAGCAATGATTTCCGTCATTTTTGGAATCATGGATGATAACGGTGACCGGAGATTTCGTGAAGTCGTTATTGTGATCGGAAGAAAAAACGGAAAGACTTTGCTTGCCGCTGCGATTGCCTGTTATTGTGCTTATATGGATGGCGAATATGGTGCAAGGATTTACTTTGCTGCACCGAAGTTGGAACAGGCCGGTCTTTGTTATGATGCCGCTTATCAGATGATCTTGAAGGATCCAGAGTTGTCAGAGATGGCAAAGAAGCGGCGATCTGATATCTACATAGCAGAATCAAATACGACTCTTAAACCGTTAGCCTTCTCAGCAAAGAAGAGTGACGGTTTAAATATTTCTCTTGGGATCTGTGACGAATCGGCATCCTGGGCCGGTGATCAGGGCCTGAAGTTCTATGAAGTTCTGAAATCTTCACTTGGTGCCAGACGGCAACCGTTATTGATCAGCATTTCAACTGCCGGTTATGTGAATGACGGAACTTATGATGAACTGATGATGAGATGCACAGCGGTGTTAATGGGTGGATCCAAGGAAACCAGATTAGCACCGTTTTTATATATGATTGATAATGTCGATAAGTGGAACGACATCAATGAAATCCGCAAAGCAAATCCGAATCTTGGCGTATCTGTTTCTGTGGATTACATGCTTGAGGAAATCAATATTGCGGAAGGAAGTCTGAGCAAAAAGCTGGAATTCCTTGTTAAGTATTGCAACATCAAGCAAAATTCTTCATGTGCTTGGCTCTCAACCGGTGCTGTGAGCAAGGCCAGCAAGAAAGAATTCACTATTGAAGATCTCCGGCACTGTTATTGCGTTGGCGGTATCGATCTGTCACGCACAACAGACTTAAGTTCGTGTTGTGCTGTGGTTGAAAAGAATGGTGAATTGTATGTGCTGTCACAGTTCTTCATGCCAGCAAATAAGATTGATGATGCTACGGCAGCGGATAAAGTTCCTTATCGCACCTTTATTCAAAAAGGCATCTTAACACCAAGCGGTGAGAACTTTGTTGACTATCACGATTGTGTGCAGTGGTTCGTGAAGTTGATCAAGGAATATGAAATTCTACCGCTTGTGATCGGATATGACCGCTATTCCGCACAGTACATGGTGGAAGAGTTGAAGAGCCTTGGACTTAAGATGGATGATGTTTTTCAGGGCTATAACCTCACACCGGTTCTGAATGAGTTTGAGGGTAGCATAAAAGACGGAAAAATAAACATTGGCAACAATGGGCTGCTGAAAGCCCATTTGTTAAACGCAGCCTTGAAGCGCGACATTGAAACATCAAAGGTTAAGATGATCAAGATAGAGTCAAGGCAACATATAGACGGTGCAGCCGCTCTGATCGATGCCATGACTGTAAGACAGAAGTGGTATTCCGAAATCGGAGCGCAGCTTCAGAACAAGAGGAGCATATAAAAATGGGACTGTTTGAAAAAATCTTTGGAAAAAAAGAATCGAACAGGGGAACAGAATATAAGGCCTTGACAGCGTATGTGCCGACCTTCACCGATTATGACGGTCAGTTGTATGAGATGGAGATGGTTCGTGCGGCGATCCACGCAAAGGCAAATGTTGCTTCAAAGCTTAAAGTGGAATTCAGAGGGCATGGAGCGCAGTATCTGAGCAAGAGGCTGACAAGGCCGAATGAAATACAGACATGGCCTCAGTTCTTGTATAGGCTGAAGACGATCTATGAAGTAGATAATTCCGCTTTTATTGTTCCTGTGTTTGATGAATATGGTCGTGTGACTGAAATCTATCCGATTCTACCAGGGCGATGCAGACCGGTGCAGGTCGGCGGCAATCCCTGGCTGGCCTTTGAGTTTCGCGAGGGCAGCACCGCACAGCTTCCGATCTGGCAAGTTGGCGTGATGACCAAGCATCAGTACAAAAATGATTTCTTCGGTGAAAGCAATGACGCTCTGAGTCCGACAATGGACTTGATCAGCATTGAGGATCAGGGCATCAAGGAAGGCGTGAAGAATTCTGCAACATTCAGATTCATGGCAAGATACAACAATATTGCCTTTGAAGAGGATTTGCAGAAGGAACAAGAACGCTTCAACAGGCTTGCCGGTAAAAAGGGCGGCATGACTCTTCTGTTCCCGAAGACGTATGAAGATCTGAAGCAGATCGATTCAAAACCGTTTGTTGCCGACAGCGAAACCATGAAAACGATCCGAGATCGTGTGAACAGTTATTTTGGCACGAACGATGATATTTTGATGAATAAGGCCTATGGTGACACCTGGACAGCGTTCTATGAGGGTGACACAGAACCGTGGGCGGTTCAGCTGTCGGACGTTCTTCTGAAGATGTTCCAGAACCTTGGAGAATTGAGCGGAAACGATGCGGCTGTTGTCATCAATGCAAACAGAATGGTTTACATGGCAACAAAGGAACGTCTGAACATCTCAGCTGAACTGATTGACCGTGGTGTTCTGAACCGTGATGAGGTGCGCGAAATCTGGAACCTGCCGCCGATCCCAGACGGAAACGGCAAGGAATACGTCATCAGAGGCGAATATATGAATGCCGATGAAAAGGTGAATACCGACAGCAAGGGCAACAGCAAAGATGATGATGACAATGAAGAGGATAAGGAAGAGGAGGAATAAACCGTGGGTGACGAAGAGATGATGAACAAGATTCTGAAGCGTGTTGAAGACGGTAGAGAATACCGGAGAACCGCTGATTTTGAATGTCGTGAACTTCAGGAAGGCGAAACCGATAATAAACAGGTTCGCGGATATGCTACGACATTCGGTGATGAATATCTGCTCTTTGACTGGGGAGATTACAAAGTATTTGAGCAGGTGGATTCACATGCCTTTGATGAGTGTGACATGTCCGATGTGATCATGCAGTATGACCACCAGGGCAGAGTCTTTGCCAGATGCTCCAACAATACGCTCCGGCTGAATGTAGATGATCATGGCCTGTGTGTTGAAGCTGACCTTGGCGGCACTCAGATCGGTCAGCAGCTTTATGAGGAAATCAAGGGCGGTTATACAACCAAGATGTCTTTCGGTTTCCGAGTGAAGGAAGACAAGACCGAAACCGTCTATGACCGTGAATCGAATATTGTTACGGTGCATAGAACAATCACTAAGATTTCTAAACTGTATGACGTTTCGGCAGTGAGTCTGCCGGCGAATGACAGTACAGAAATATCGGCTCGTAATTACTCTGAGGGAGTCATCAGAGAGTTGGAAGCGGAGAGACTGAGAGCCGAAGAGGAAGCAAGAAAGAAAACCCTATTGAAAATTTTATTGGAGGTTTAAAAAAATGCGTATTGACGAAATCGAGGCCAGAAAGGCCGAAATCAGTGAAATGATCAATGACAAGGAAGCCAAGTATGATGTGGACGCTCTGCTGGAGGAAGTTCGTGCGCTGAATAAGGAAGCGGAGGAGATCCGCAACCAGAACAGCAAGATGGATGAACTCCGCAAGGGTGTGTCTGCCGACACCGCTGCCACTCTTCGCCAGGTGGTTCGCACCGAACAGAGTGCGGATGAAAAACGTGCGCTTGACTTTGTTCGCACCGGCAAGATGGAAATCCGTCAGCTTCTCAGCACCGGAACGATTGCGAAACCCACCAAGGTCGGCGGCATCAGCGGCCTGGGTGCTGTTGCATCCGGCATTGTTGATGATGTAAATGCTATTCCCCTGACCGGCTCCGGTGCATGGATTGCTGCTTATAAGGCAACCGATGCGGCTGCGGCTGCCGTTACCGATGGCAATGCTGTTGCTGGCACCGCTTCCACCTACAACTATGTAACGATCAATCCGGCTGAGTGGGGCATCCTTGATGAGATTTCCAAGCAGGTCAAGAAGATGAGTCCTCTTGACTATGAAGGTGCCATTAAAGATTCCGCTCTCATCGCTCTCCGTGCGTTTGCCGCCTCTAAGATCGTTGCTGCTGTCCAGGCTTCCGCTCTGGCTGAAACCAGAACCAGCATCGCTCTTGATGCGACTTACCTGCGTAAGCTGCGTCTGAAGTTCCGTGCCATTGAGGGCAAGGGCAATGTAAAGCTTTACCTTACCCAGAATGACCTCAGCACTCTTGGTGACGTTCGCGGCACCAACGAGAAAAAGGCTGTGTTTGAAATCACCTTTGATGACGGCAGCGTGACCAGCGGCATCATCAAAGACGGTGGCCTTGCCATTCCGTTCCGTGTTGATGACAACCTGACCGATGGTGTCCAGCTCTTCGGTCAGCCTGGTGCAATCGACATGCCCATGTGGGACAACTATGCAGTTGAAACCGATGAGGGCGGCGATTACTTCAAGCGCAACATGATCGGAATCCGTGGCCTCCAGACTGCAAACGCTGATCTGGTTGCCTATCACGGTATGCAGATCATCAAACAGGCTGCGTCCTGATCATGACGGTAGAGGGAGAGGTAACACTCTCCCTCAACTTGCAAAGGAGAATGAGTGATGCTTGATCATGTGAAAATAGCCTTGAGAGTCAAAACGAATGTGTTTGACGATGAGATTCAGGGTTATATAGATGACTGCCTTCTGGAACTTGCCGGTTTTGGCATTTACCACAAGGAAGAGCATTTGAAGATGGGTGTGTATGACAAACAGATTCAGAATGCTGTTGTATTTTACTGCAAGTGGAAATTCGGCAATAATCCTGATGCAGAACGCTGGGAAGCGATCTACCATGACAAGGTTACCAAACTCCAATGCATGACAGGTTACGGACTGCCCAAAGAAGATCCTTCGGAGGTGTAGCACATGGATATGTCAGATGTCCTGACGCTGATTGCGGTTACATACGAAAAGGATGAAATCGGGCAGCGTATCCCTGTGGAGTCAAAGAGGGACGTTTTCTGTGCGGTCAACAGCGTAGGACAGCGTGAATGGTTTGAGGCCGGTAGGAACGGCCTGAAAGCGGAATACCAGGTTGAGATGTTCGCACCGGATTATCAGAAAGAGGAACTTTGTGAGTATGACGGTGTGAGATATGGTATTTACCGCACCTATAAACGTGACGCTGATCACATAGAGTTGTATCTGGAGCGGAAAGCTGGCGTGTGACATGGCGAAAGTAGGCAAGATCAAAATAGACGCTCTTGCTTCAACCGTCATGAAAGAACTGGATGATTATGTCTATATTGCCGGTGAAACTGTCAACAAGGCAGTAAAAGAAGCTGCTGATGAAGTTGCTGATGTAGTGGCGGCAAAGGCTCCGGTGAGAACCGGAGAGTATAAAAGCCAGATCGATTCCGGTGAAGGAAGTTCAAGAGGAAAGGGCAGATATTCTGCAAAGGTCTTTGTCAACGGAGGCAAATACAGAATTGCACACCTCTTGGAAAACGGACATGCCAAAGGCGGTTGGGCTGCTGGATACAGAAAAGGGAAAAAAGGTCATGCATCAAGAAAAGGTGGTCGTGTTCCTCCGTCACCTCCTGGCGGTCATTGGAAACCGGCAGCAGATGTTGCACCTGAGATTCTTGTACAGAAGATAAAGGAGGGACTTGATTGACTCTCACAGAGATTAAAACATTATTGGAAGGCATCGAAGGATTTTCGGATAAGGTCACCTATTATGCGTGGCCTGTCGGTGAGGCTCCATCGTTGCCTTTTTTATGTTATGTAGAAACAGGTGCGGATAATTTCGGTGCTGATAATAAGGTTTATTACTCAGCCAGGAGAATTGACGTAGAACTGTACACACAAAATAAATCCTCAAATGATGAGGCACTGGTTGAAGCAGCACTTACCAATGCTGAAATCTTTTGGTCAAAGGATGAAGAGTTTCTTGATGATGAAAAGTGCTGGATGATTACTTATGAAATTGAGGTGTAAAAAATGCCGAACGCAAGCGAAAACAAAGTCAGATTTGGTCTGAAGAATGTTTATTACGCAATCTGGAACGGCACCGAGTATGGCACACCTGTTGCAATTCCTGGTGCCGTCAATCTGGATCTGGATCCGGCTGGTGAAACCAATAAGTTCTATGCCGACAACATTGCTTATTATGTTTCTTCCAGCAACCAGGGTTATGAGGGCAGCCTTGAGATTGCCAAGATCCCTGACTCCATGCTGAAGGATGTTTGGGGCTACACCGAAGGCTCCACTTCTAAAGTGCTGACTGAGAACGCAGAGATCGAGCCGAAGGCCTTTGCTCTGCTGTATCAGATCAACGGTGATCAGGACAATGACCTGTTTGTCCTCTACAATGTCACGGCTGCGCGGCCTACGATCGGCTCTCAGACGATTGAGGAGGCCAAGGAACCGAACACTCAGGAGTTTGACATCACGGCTGCTCCGATGGCTGACGGCAAGGTGTTTGCCAAGACCACAAAGGATACTCCGGCGGCTACCAAATTAAGCTGGTTCACCAGCGTGTTTATGGAGTCCTGAGGTAACAGCCGATGACGAAAACTGCAATCATCGGCGGTAAAGAATATCGGATGAGGGCTTCGGCCCTCACTCCGAGGCTTTACCGTGCTTTTTTTAAGCGCGATATCATCAGGGATATGCAAGGCCTGATCACTGTTTACAACAAGGTTGTAGAAGTGCAGAAAAAGGAAGATGCAACAGAAGAAGAACAGAATGCTGTGAGCATGGAGCTTCTGGATCATCTTGAAGTGTTTGAAAATACTGCATGGCTTTTCTGCAAAGAGGCCGGTGAGGTTGTCGGAGATAGTCCAGAGGAATGGCTTGACAGCATTGAAGGTGTGTTCAGCATCTATGAGGCCATGCCGGTGATTGTTGACCTCTGGGCAGAGCAGCAGATCACGACAGCAAAACCAAAAAACCCGGCAGGGCCACGGTAAGAGAAACAACCGGATCACTGTTCATGCTTCGGTGTTCCGAACTGAACTTATCGGATGAGGCCCTTTCACAAATGACGATGGGCATGGTGTATGACATGCTGATCGAGAAAAGCAATGACAATGAGAAATATCCGATCAAGGCAACGCAAGAGGATATCAAGCGTTTCTTTGGTTAGGAGGTAAATATACATGGCGGATAAAATCAGAGGCATTACAATTGAATTAGATGGCGATACCAGTAAATTAACCGCCAGCCTGAAGGGTGTAAACAATGCTGTCAAGTCAACACAGAGGCAGTTGAAGGATGTCGAGCGGCTTTTGAAACTGGATCCGAAGAACACAGAACTTCTTCGGCAGAAACAGCAGCTTCTTGCTCGTTCCATCCAGGAAACAAAATCCAAGTTGCAGGAATTGAAGAACATCCAGGCAACGATGGATGCAAACGGTGTTGATAAAAATTCCGAACAGTATCAGGCACTCCAGAGGGAAATCATAGAAACAGAGAACCGACTGAAAGAACTGGAACAGGAATATGGTCGGTTTGGATCTGTTGCCGCTCAGAAAATAGCCGCTGTCGGACACCAGATGCAGCAGCTTGGGCAGAAGGTCACAGCGGTCGGTCAGCAGATGACCACAGCCTTGACGGTGCCGATTGTTGCAGTTGCCGGTGCCGGTGTCAAGAAGTTTGCCGAATTCGACAAGACGATGACTCTTGTCAATCAGACGATGGGCAATTCAGCAGAGGAAGCGGATTTGCTCAGAGCGGCGATTGACTCCGCGGCGGCACAGTCTACGTTCAGCATGGCAGAGGCGGCACAGGCTGTTTTGAACTTTGCAAGAGCCGGTCTTAATGCACAACAGGCAGCACAGACTCTTGCACCGGCAATGAACCTTGCTGCCGGTGCCGGTGGTGATCTTGATACGGTTTCTGCCGGTCTGGTTGCCACCATTAACGGTTTCGGTGACAGCTTTGCGAATGCTGCCACCTATGCTGATGTCTTTGCGGCGGCATGTAACAATTCCGCTCTTGATGTTAACAGCCTGTCAGAAGCAATGAGCGTTGCGGCTCCGGTATTCCGCACAGCCGGATACAGTGTGAATGATGCCGCTCTGTATATGGGTGTCATGGCAAACAACGGTATTGATGCCAGCACAGCAGCGAACGCTTTAAAGACAGGTATTGCGAGACTTGCGGCACCGACTTCCGAAGCATCAGAGATGATGAATAAGCTTGGTCTTGAAATCTTCAATGCTGACGGAAGCATGAAAGACAGTCTGACGGTTCAACGGATGCTGCATGAAAGCTTTGCCAAATTGAGTGAAGAAGAGCAGATTGCAGCTGCTTCGGCGATTTTTGGAAAGAACCAGATGTCAAACTGGTTGGCATTGATCAATGCGGCACCGGCAGATGTTAACAGACTGTCAGAGGCATTGGGCAATTGTGCCGGAACAACAAACGCAATGGCAAAGGCCATGATGAGCGGTTTCGGCGGTTCATTGGAACAGCTGAAATCTTCTCTTGATGTTTTGATGACCAGAGTCGGTGAAATTGTCGCGCAGATCCTTGTTCCTGTGATCGCAAAGATTCAGGAACTGATCAACAAGTTTCTGGGCCTGGATGAAGGAACACAGAAGATGATCGTCACGATTGCTCTGATTGTGGCAGCTGCTGGGCCACTCCTGATTATTATCGGAAAAGTGTTAAGTGCTGTCGGAACAATCCTGACATTTGTTCCGAGGGTTGTAAGCGCAATTAATACCGTCAGAAATCTTGTTACAACCATAGGCCCACTTGTGATGAGCGCAGTACATGTTATCACAGGCGGTCTTTCTTCCCTGTTTGCCATGATTGCCGCAAACCCTGTGATTCTTGTGATCATGGCGATCATTGCAGCGATTGCTCTGCTTACGATCTTTATTATCACGCACCTGGATCAGATCAAGGCCTATATTGCCGCATTCCGTGAGATGCTCACAGAAACTGTTGCAAATGCGAAAGCGGCGATTCTCAGCGGCATACAGAGCATCCAGCAAGGCATTATTTCCGGTCTATCAATCGCTCTGGCATTTATCAGCAGTCTTGGTGATACCATCAGAGGAATGATTGATAACCTGATTAACAGCGCAGCGGCAAAGATCGCAGCATTTATGATTAAGGTTCAGTCAATCGGGCAGCAGCTGATGGCAATTGCTCATAACACTTATGCCGGAATCGTTGGTATCTTTAATGGAATCCAGTCTGTCGCATCAAGTATTGCCGGTGGAATCTCCAGCATGGTCAGCAGTATTTGCAATGCGATCATTGCACAGGTGAACGCTGTGATTGCATGGCTGCAACAGGTAGCCGCTGCTATCAGAGGCATGTTTGGCGGCGGTGGAGGTGCTGCCGGAGTCGGAAGAGTCGGAAGAATGGCTGTCGGTGGTACGATCTCCCAGGGTGCTTCCGTGGTCGGTGAGAATGGGCCTGAGTTGCTCACGATGGTAGGCAACAAAGCGCAGATCACACCTCTCACCGGAAACCAGGCAGAAACCGCATTGTCAAGAGTCGGCGGCCTTGGCGGTGGAGATACAAAGGTGTATGTCAACTTTACCGGCAGTCTGTCACAGCTTGCAAGAGTGTTGCAGCCTGTTATCCAGGTTGAAACAGATCGGCGCGGCCCATCGCTGGTTAATGCGTGAGGTGGTTATATGGCAACTACAAAAATCACAGTTGATGGAACCGAATACAATATCAGGATGAAGTTTGAAACGCTGCACAGGGCCTTTGAGATCATTGAAGGCCCTAACAGCGGAACAGCGATAAACGGTCGCACCATTCGTGATATTATCGGAACAAGATACTCCTATCAGATCGATATCGAACCGGATCCGGCTGATCCTGAGAGCTACGATGCTTTTTATGAGATGATCACATCACCGGAAGACTCTCACACCGTTTCTTTTCCTTATGGTCAGGAAACGATTACATTTGATGCTTTGATCGAAAGCGGCAATGACAAGTATATGGGTATTGTCGGAAGTCGAAAACGGTGGAGCGGTCTGAGCATTGTTTTCAAGGCAATGGAGCCGCAGAGGTGACGGAACATGAAATTATATCAGATCATCATAGGTGAGATCGAAGAACCGCTGTTTTCCTTCATGAACAATGAGATCAAGGAATGCAACATTGAGAGTGAAGTTGATCTGATTGGCAATGAATTGACAGTTGACACCGCTGAATTTGAAGTGGTTTGCAATGATGACGGCATCCGAATGACACCGTATGCGACACCAATTCGTATCTTCAATCAAGATGTGCTGTTAGGTAAGTTCTACAGTACAGAGATTGAGCGTATTAAAACAAACGCTTATAAAGTGAAATCGGTCAGCGCAATTGGAATCTTGCAGCATGAAACCTTTTATGGCGGCATGTATAACGGCAAGTCATTTGATAGTGTTATGCGGCAGATCATAGGATCAAATGGGCTGCAACCATATTCAGGTTATTACAGAAAAAGCCGAATGACAGCTTCTCGCGGTCAGGCACATTGCCTTGGAAATGAACTAAATTCTTCACAGGATAATTATTATCCTGTTTTGAGTGCGACAATGAAATCAAGGGTTAAAGCAAGTTTCAAGATTATTGCTTTAGACAGAACGACATTGCCAGCACTTGTAAATTTGTTGGCTGGTTATAAATTATATATATTAGGTTGTTCAACAGCGAACGGAGAAAGTGATAGTGTTGTTTTAGCACATCGCTACGGAATGTATTTGAATGTGAAAAAGAATACTAGTGACACTTCGCGTGCCGCTTATGGTCAGATGGTTTTTGAGTATGGAAATCAGTCATACAATTTAGGCATTCCGACAGATGGAACAACTTATGAAGTTGATATTAATCCTTCTGCCGGTAAAGCAACTATTAACGGTGTAGATTATGCTATAACAAAATCCACTAGTAATAACAGAATTCCGATACATGCATATGCCGGTGGAGTACAATCATTAACATATGATTCAACTAAACAATATGTAAGAGGCAATCCATCAATCCAGTATGTTGAAGCTGAATATGGAGAGTATAAGATTTTCGATGAGAATGGTAATTTACAATGTGATGCTGTTCTTGTGAGAAATGAATATGAAGATGGGTATTGCGCTTATGACCTTACAAATGAGTTGGAAGAAAACAGGAAAAACAGCCTGACTAGAACCCTTGAACCGAATGAAGACATTACTATAGCGGATGGTGATGAACATCCAGCGTTTCACAGGCAGACTGCATTGGAAGAAGAGATTTTGCAGTCTGTTTCTTTTGCTGATAATGTAAGCAATCTTAATGTTTACGGATGGATCAAGATCTGTTCCAAAAGAGATGCAATTCAAACATTGCTGATCTCCCAGGGTGTCATTATCCGAAAAACAGAAGATGGTGAATTGCTTTTTGCTGCTCCGATTATGGATGAAGAAGGAACCATCCAGGACAGCAGAATCTATGACGGTGGAAGTGTAACCTATCCTGAAGTAGTCAATACCATTGAAGTGACAGAGCATGGTTATGGCAATGATACAACAAAAGCTGTTGAAGAAGTATATGTGAATACCACAGGTGCTTCAAAACCGTATATAGCAGAATTCAAGACTTTACCAGTTGTTGAAGATACGTTGGTTGCCGATAACCTAGTTGTGTGCTGTCATAACTGCAACGCTGCTGTTGTAAAGGGAACCGGCAAATTAAATGGACGAGCGTATGAACACAGTGAAAGCAAGATCAAGCGGATCCTGAACAACCTTCCTTCCGGTAAGTCAATCAGTGTGTCAGATGCAACACTTGTAACCATGCAGAATTCTGAAGTATTGCTTGACCGTCTTGAAGCCTATTATGGATTTGCAAGTAGGATCAAGATGGCATTTGTAGCTCATGATGAGAAATGCGGTGCAATGTATCACTGCAAGAATCCGTACAATGAAGAAAAAAGTGCCTTCCTTGTGAGAAAAACAGAACAGGTATCTGGGATCATCAAGGCAGACAGTGAATTGATAACGGATTATGATCCTCCAGAAATCGGAGAAGGTTATCAGAATTACGTTATTCTCAGCGGAACAGGCACATGGGAAACACCAGCTTCGGTGTATGAAAAAGAACATCCGAGAATCAGAGTGATTCTGATCGGTGGAGGTTCTGGTGGTGCTGGAGGTTTTGCTGGCGAAGATGGAGCGGTTCCGAGCGGTGCAACATCTGTTCAAGCTGCAAAGGGCGGTTCTGCCGGTGAAGGTGGAGCCGGTGGAAATATCTTCAATCTGACTATTGATAATCCGGCAACGGAATTCAACTATGCATGTGGAGTCGGTGGAGCCGGTGGAGATATCAGTACATCAACTGAGGAAAATAATCCTGGAGTTGACGGAACAGATACAACATTTTCAGATGGAAGTAATTCGTATTCATCTGCTTCCGGTGAACGATTTGAGAAAGGAATTACAAATTTCTTCACCGGCGATATCTACGGCAAGAAAAATACTGCTGAGATAAACGGAGCCGGTAAAGGTGGAGATGGTGGATATTATGTTGTCCAGAATCAAAGATCATATTATACCAAAGCATCATGGGGTATCGGAATAGCAAATATACTTTCATGTTCCGGTGGTAATCCTGGCGAGAAGCATTATCCAAGTGACGGCAGTCCTGTGTTCTTGAGTGCTGGTGCCGGTGGTGGTGGTGCAGCAGGTCAGCAAGGCGGTGACGGCACAAGTGCGACATCAAGCAAATCCGGCTCTGGAGGCAATGGTGGAAACGCTATTGAAACACCACGGAAAGCAACCGTTTATAACAGAAAGTATTATGGTTACGGTGGATTCGGTGGATGCGGAGGCGGCGGCGGTGGTGCCGCTGGTATTTATGTAACAGGCAGTGCAGGTGTTGCAGGTCATGGTGGATACGGTGGTCATGGCGGTGACGGTGGAGATGGCTGCATCGTCATTTATTATTAAGAGGGGAGTAGAGATATGGCATTAAATGTGACAACAGCAACAGTTACAGAAAACGATATCAATGTTGTTGCCTTGCCTCCATTGGCTCAATGGGATGAAGGCCAGATCTTAATGATCGAAGGTGTGGAACTTCCAGAGTCGTTCAGGGTGGACTTTTCCAACAAGGGTGACAGTTCAACCATTCCGGCTGTTGGAACTCCCGAAGGGGTGTTAATTCCGAATGCACTTCTCAAAACAGGGAAGCCGATCATGGCTTATGCTGTTTTGTTTGAAGGGATTGCAGACAAAGAAACGGAATATTGGATTACGATCAATGTAAAAGCGCGGCCTGTTCCGACCGGTGTTGACCTCTCTGATGATCAGTCTGAAGTGATTGACAATATCATCAGGAGCGTTAACACAAGCGCAACCAGAGCGGCGAACGCAGCTGATGAGGCAGAAGCAGCTTCACAGGCAATTCAGGACATGACTGTAACATCGGAAACTCTGGATCCGAATGCACCTGCATCTGTTGAACAGTCTGTTGATCCTGAAACCGGTGTTGTTAATCTGAACTTCGGTATTCCGAAGGGAAGCAAAGGTGATACCGGTTCCGTAGGTCCTCAAGGGCCTGTCGGGCCACAAGGGCCTCAAGGCATCCAAGGCCCTCAAGGTGTCCAGGGTGAACGTGGGCCACAGGGTGAAACAGGTGCGACCGGAGCAAAGGGCGATACCGGTGCCAAAGGTGACAAGGGTGATAAAGGCGATAAAGGTGACACCGGTGCAACAGGCCCACAAGGCCCGAAAGGAGATAAGGGCGATGCCGGTGCATCTGATGCCGGATCTGTCACATATGATCCGACAGTTACCTATCCTGACGGTTCTGCTGGTAAGGCTCTAACTGATCAAAAGAACGCTATTGACACGAAAGCCCCTGTCATCATCAACACAGCTTCCGGTGACATTGCAACCTTTGCCGATGGTGCGGACGATATGCCGATCAAGCACCTTGTGGCTTCCATCGAAGCTGTGCAAGAGGGAAGCGGCGATCCGAGTCCAACGAACATTCGGAGCATCACCGGCTGGACTGGGCTGACTGGTGCGAGGACTGGGAAGAATCTGGTACAGAATACGGCAACCACGATAACGAACCGAGATGTAACGTTTACGGTTAACTCTGACGGTACTGTGACAGCAAATGGAACAGCAAGCGCAAATACAGGCGTAGCAATTAACCAAAGTTTTACTCTAGCGGATGGGTCATATATATTGAGCGGATGCCCAGAAAACGGAAGCCTTGGTACATATCTGTTGCGGTTATTTACCGCTCAGCCGGAACTTGCTGTGCTAGTATCGGATGTTGGCAATGGTGCAACATTTACACTAGCGAAACAGACCGAGTTGTGGTTGTCTGTTGTAGTCACTAACGGCACAACTGTAACAAACAAAGTCTTTAAGCCGATGATCCGAGCCGCAGAAACAGATGAAACTTATGAACAGTACGCACCGGCTCAAACCATCTCCGCATCATGGGAAACCGAAGCTGGCACGGTTTATGGTGGTACGCTCGATGTTGCTACTGGTGATTTGCAAGTTACAAAGAGCATGATTACTATTCGGTCGTTAACGTGGACATACGAAAGTAATTACTTTTTTGCAAACATCCCAAGCGCATATATGGGTAATAATCCGGCTGTGCCTATTAATGCAATTTGCAGTTGTTACAAAACAATCGCGCAAAATGATGTAGCGGCATCAGACAAAGTAATTTACGGTCAATCGCATCTGCCTACTCGCATACTAATAAAAGATACCGACTATACAGACGCACAGAGTTTTCTATCTGCGGTTGGGGATCAGGTAATAGTTTACAATCGTGCGGCATCAATACCTTACCAACTCGACCCAGTCACCGTGAATACGCTCCCTGGCAACAACACGGTCTATGTGGATTGCGGAAGCGTTACGGTGGATTATCCGGCAGACACGGGCATTGTAGTCGCGGAGCAATCGAACGCAATTAGTCAGAAACAGGATGCCACAACCTACGTCACTCTGAGCGGCACGATTGTCGCACAGACTGGTGCGGACAACACAATGTATCTGTGCGGAGAGTTGGCTGAGTTGACATTCACAGCACCGGCGACTGGACAGACGGCAATCCGCTTTTCCTCTGGCACGACTCCGACCGTGGCAACGTTTAGCGGCGTGACTTGGCTCAACGGGTTTGATCCGACAGCGATTGAAGCCAGTAAAACGTATGAAGTTAATATCCTCTATGGAGTAGGTGTAGCATCATGGACTTGATGACGCGCAGACGAGCATTGTTGGCACGGGTAGAATCTGAGCCTGGAATTGATACATCACCGAGGATTTTACAATCCGAGCGTTTTTACGGCAGAGATGGAAATTTAAACTATAGC